GACGTCACCGTTGAAGAACGTGTCCTGGAACTTGTAGGACGCGGCCTTGACCTTCATCGCGGTCTGAATGGCGCGCTGGTCGTTCAGGTTCCCGCGGGTCTGGACGATGAAGCGGTCCACGTCCGCGTCGCCACCGAGGATGACCAGGCTCTCCGTCGCCTGGTTCACGGTGCCGGTGGACTCGGTGTACGCCTCGTTGACCGACCGGAACGCGACGCCCGGGAGCGTGGCCTCCTGGTTGTAGGCGTAGGCGTTGCCCTCGATGTTCAGGAGGGGAATCCGGTCGAGGACCGGGGAGACCTGCACGAACGTCTCGAGGACGCCGCGCTGGAGGTCGTTCTCCGAGAGGAGAGCGGCCTCAGCAAGAGTGAGAGCCATGACTGGTTCCTTTCGTGGGTAGCCGCGTCACGGCTCTGTGCCGGGCGGGCCTGGGTTACTTGGTCTGCGTGTTCGCGTAGGCGGCGCGGAGCCGACCGATGCCGGGCTTGACCTCGGGCTTGGGGTCGTCGCCCTTGCCGCCCTGGGTCAGGTCGGGCTTCGGGGTGCCGGGCTTGTCGTCAGCGGCGGCCTTCGCAGCCAGCCGCTTCGCGAGCGCCGTCATGGTCGCCTCGTCACGAGACGCCTTGAGGAAGTTCACGTCCTCGGACTCGGTGAGCCCGTGCGCGGCGGCGACCCGGTACACCAGGGCCTCGTGCTGCATCTCCGCGACCTGCTTCTGGAGCGTGCCCAGGAGCTCGGTCCCGTCCGCCTTCGCGTCCGTCTTGACGCCGAGGGCCGAGGCAATCGCTGCCATCTGGTCCTTCTGCGCCTGCTGGAGCTGTGCGACCGTCTGCTCGAGGTTCTTCCGCGCCTCGCGCTCGGCCGCTAGCGCCCTCTCGCCGTTCGGGCCGAGGGGCTTGTCCGCAGGCTCGCCCTGCGGCGTGGGGTTCGGCGCCCCCCCGGTTGCGTCCGGGGCGGGCGTGGGGTTGGGGGCATCCGGCATCGCGCCGTCTCCTTGGGTTTACTGCGTCCCCTCGGCCTCGCGCCTCGGGGTGGTCTGTGTCGGCTAGCGGATGTAGCCGTTCGCCCGGAGCAGCCGCAGATAGTCGGCCTTGTCCGTGGCGATCTGCTGGATGGACTCGGGCATGAGCCGCTCACCGCGGCGGCCGGTCAGCGCGCGCGATGCAGAACCGCGGCGGGTGATCGACTCTCGCGTGATGAACACGTCCTGGCCGCCGATGCGAACCGGCGCAAGCACCCGCCTGCCGGATGGCGTCGTGGCCGTGTTCATCCCGCGGCGGGCATTCACGACCTGGTTGATGTCAGCACCCTCGCGGATCGCCTCAGCACCGGCCTTCGTGAAGATCCGGTCCTGCTCAGCGGCTGGGAGGGAGTCGAAGTACTCGTTCACGTTCACCGTCAGGTCGTTCGCCACCGCCTCCGAGGCGGGGATGTGCCGGCAGTCGCAGCCCGGGTGCCGCTGAAAGGCCGTGGACGAGCGGTAGAACGAGCCGGCGAGGATCGCGCACCGAGAGCACGACGGCGGGTTGAGCATCCGCACATACCCGCTGACGGGGCGGACGGCCATGCCGACCTTCTCCGCAGCGCGACCCGTGTCCGACAGGACCGTGCCGACCGCCATCGACAACCACTGACCCGACGCCGCCAGCGCCTGAGCCGCCGAACGACCCTCCGCGACACCCTGTTTCGCTCGGATGACCGACCCGTACAAGAGCCCGTCAACAGGCCTGCCGTCACCCGCTACGCCCACCAGGGCCGACGGGACGACCTCGGCCGAAGCCGCGACCGCCCTGCGTTGACCCGTCTCCTCGAGGACGGCGGGAACGTACTCGACAGCGCCCTCAGCGACGCGGAGTTGAGCCGTGCCAACCACCGCCAGGAGAGATCCCTCGATGCGGGCGTAGGAGGCGTCGAACTCGTCCCCCATGCCGCGCCAGATGCGGCCCACCGCGGCAATCGCTGCCCCGATCTCCGCACGCTGGTCACGCCCGTACTCAACCGCCGATCGCGGGAGCGCCTGAACCGGCATCGGCCTCGTCCTTCACCAGCGTCCGACGCAGGTACGGATCCATCGACAGCTCGGCCTCAGCCTCGAAGTACTCGCGCTCCTTGGCCTTGCGAGCCTCCGACCAGCCGAGCTCGTCCCAGTAGCCCTCGCGGGACAGCACGCCAGCCGCGCGACGCTTCGCCAGGGCGTCCTCACGCTGAGAGACGGTCGGGGTCGCGGGGTCGTGCCATTCGACGCGCACCCGGTTGCCCTGAACCCACTCGCCCGTCGCGAACCGCAGGGCCAGGGCGCCCACCCAGCCGAGGGTCATGCCGACCTCGGTGTTCTGCGCCTCGACCGACTCGACCAACTGCGCCTCATCGGCACGGATCGCACCCTCAGCGGGTGGGTTCGTGGTGTGCAGACCGAAATACCGGGCCGGAAAGCCCGTCACCATCGCGGCCTGCTTGCCGTAGATCGTGATGGCCGTCTCAAAGTTCTTGAGATCCGCCGCCGTGAGCTGCCCAACCTTCGCGGTCGGCTCCCGCAGTGTGTGGATCGCGTTGAAGTACGCCTCGAACTTCGGGATCGGCTTGCCCTCACCGTCCACGAAGTCACCGGACGCGACACCCGTCATGAACATGCGGGGGATGCCGTGCGCCTCCTGCGCGAACTGGAGATTCGTCAGCGCCCGCGCCGAGGAATCCGCGAACGGGATGACGTCGGTCATCTGCGACTCGCCAGTCCAGCCGCCAGACATCCGCCGGTTCAGGTGCATCACCACGGGCACCGCGCCGAGGTTGTGAACGTCGCGGTCGATCTCGACCCAGCGCGAACCCTCACGCTCGGCCCACACCGTCTCATTCGGCAGGTACAGGGTCACGTAACGCGGACCCTGCCCGTTCTTGTGCACCCCGAAGAACCGCGCCGCAGCACGCATCCGCTCACGCCGCACATCGACGTCCGCGACCATCTCCCGCGGCGACTCCACCCGCACCAGAGGCAGCGACTTGTCGTCCTCGTTCGTGCCCACCGACAGGAACGAACGGCCGTAGATCATGCGGTCCTGGTTGAACATCTGCACATGCGTCCACAAGTTCGACGCATCCGCGATGTCCCGCAGGCGCGGGTCCGCGGTCTCCTCGCCCGGGACGATCAGCGACCGGACCTTCTGCCGGTTGTTGATCGTGTCAACCTGCACCCGGCACCAGTTCGCCACCACCAGGAAGTGCCGCATGGCCGGCGGGATCGCCATGCCAAGCTGCTCCACGCGCTGACGACCCTGGTAGTACCGAAGCATCAGCTCATCGTTCACAGCCGTCGCGTTCAGGCTGTTCTTGAGGCGCTGAATCTGCGAGATCTCGTCAGGGGAGAGTGCCACGGTGCCCCCTTAACGAAGGAAGAAGATGGTGGGTCCAGATTCGGCCCAGCCCTCTGCGCGCTGGTCGGCTGCCGCCTCGTGCGCCAGCACGTCGGCCATGAGAATGTCGATCTTCTGGTGCTCCGCAGGCTTGCCGAGGATGTACTTCTCGTCCTTGCCCTTAGCCACCTTGCGAGCGTTCAGCGCGTGCGCCCGCGCCATCGCGTCGTCGTCGTGAGTCGTCAACCGCTCACGCGAGTCCTCGATGAACCGTGTCAGCGCCGCGTGCATACGGTTGATCTGGTTCGTCGGCCACGCCACAACGACGTCCTCGCCGTGCTCAAGCGCCCAGTCGTCGGCCTGCGTCTCCCAGTGCCGCGGGTCGATGTAGAACCGGGCGACGTCGTACTTGGCGAAGACCTCCGCGACAGCCGCCTTGACCTCACCGCGGGGGATCTGACCGCCCCACTCGTCCGGGTTCCACACCGTCGGCCGCTTGTCCGGGCCATACGTCGGGGTGAACCGGTAGCCGTCGACCGTCTCGGCGCGGAGAGCGGACCAGTCCTGGGACCGGGAGCCGTCGAAGCCGAGCGCGATTCGGGTCTCCGTAGACGGCTCGTCGGCCTTCGTCTCGTCCCACAACTTCTCCGGCATGAACGACCCGAGCCCCTGCACCAGCCGGTTCCCGAAGAACCGTTCCGCCTGCGTCGGGTCCGTCTCGACCAGCTCCGCGGCCTCGGCGTCGATCGACGTCGGGTCAACCCACGGCGAATCCGCGTAGACGTAGACGTGGATCTTGTGCCGGTCGCGCTTGTTGCCGTAAGACAGGTCAGCCGGCGGCTTCCGGTAGTACCGGAAGATGTCCTTCTGCCGAGACTGGAACGCCTGCTGCGCCGCGCTGTTCTCCATCGGGTCCCACGGGTTCGTGAGCTCGATGGTGCGGCCCTGCATGGCCGCGATGCCACGGCGCATCGTCTGCCAGGTGTCCAGCACCTTGTTCGACGCCGTATACAGCCCCGACTCATCACCCAGGCCGCCGGTGAGCGGCTGCCCCAGCTTCGACTTCGCAGCCGAGGACAGCGGGACGATCTTGCCGTTGTTGGGGAGGCGGATGAATCCCTCGCGGACCTTCACGAACTCGTCCAGCGGGCCGGAATGGATCATCGTTTGCAACGGCTCGTAGACGTTCGCCGTCTGCGTCTCCGCGTAGGCCAGCAGGCCCAGCAGCGACTTGCGCCGCGGAGCACCCATCGCTTCGCCAGGCGCGTAGAAGTACTCCCACCCACACCCGCAGCCGTGATCCTCACAGCGGTACGACTCGCCGCCGGCAGCCCAGCCCGCGAACAGCGTCGGCCCCACGCCCTCCGCCAGCAGCATCCCCGCGCCCCACGGCGACTTACCACACTTCTGCGGGCCGACAACGATCGAGCGGCGATACACGAACGGCGCGACCAGCCGCCGGGGGTCAACCACCGCGTCGGGCACGATCCGGTAGTGGTTCGCTGTGCAGAACAGCTGCCAGCCGTTGAACAGCAGCGGCTCGCCCTCGTACACGCCGCCCGGGACCTTGCAATGTTGCTCGATCCAGTCCGTGACCAGGAAGCCGAGCGTGTGGAGCGGATCGAAGTCGAGGGCGAGATCGTCAGCCGCCACCGTTGACCACCGACAGGCGGTCGCGCGACGACTTCCGGGGCGCCTCGGCCCTCTCCTGGGCCTTCGCGCCCACCTCGTCGACAGCGATCGCCCAACCGTTCTCCTTCAACCCGGCCGGGGTCAGGCCGAGGTCGGCACGGAGCTGACGGACGACCGTGGCGATATTCACCGGGGCGTCGTGAGCCTCACCGCGCACCTGCAACCGCACCAGATCGGCCACGTTCAGCCACCGCCACGATTGCATCGACCACGCGCACGCCTGCGGGGTCCGCCACAGCGACTCCCACACCGCCAACTCCCGGTCAGTCCCGCCGGGCAGCGGGAAGTCGGGCACTTCGCCGCTGTAACCCTCAGACGGCAGCGCCGTCAGCTTGAAGCCGCGACGCTCCGAGCGACCCGAGTTCGGGTCGGGCGATGGGCCTGAGCGGTTGCGTGCGCCTCCACGGGGCATGTTCATCACTCCTCGCCAGGCATCGCGCCGGCATAGAGACGGAAGGGCATCGCGCCCAACCGGAAAAGCGTCAAGCGACGGCGGCGCCCTTCTCGACGTTGCAGCCGAGGTGGGCGAGTTGGACATTCGCCATCGTGTGCGAACCGCCCCTAGAGAGCGGCAGGACGTGGTCGAGTGAGGCGCTCTGCGGGTCCGGCCATGAGAGCGCCGGATCGACAGGCTCGCTACAGAGGCCACAGGTCCAGCCGTCCCGTTCGAACACGTCGAGATTGACGATCCGCTCGGCATCAACTCCAGCCTTGAGGGCTCGACGGCGCTGGTAGTTCTCGCGACGCCTGTCGTTCCACTCGGGAGCCTTTTCGCGGCCACTGGCGCGCGCTTGGCGGCGCCAGTGCGGGGCGCACAGACCCTTGGCGCGGACGCCGCGATCGCATCCCGTCTCCGAGCATCGGCGGCCATTGTTGCCGTCGCGCCAAGCGGTCTCACACGGCTTGGAGCACCACTGTCTCGGCCTGACCGACTCAAAAGCCTCGCCGCACCGGAGGCAAACGCGGGCAACGAGCGGCTTCCTTTCCCGCCTGCGGGGTGCGCCACTTGCCCTCCGGCGCCTGTATGAAGCCCTTCCCCTGCACCTACTTCCGCAGTAGGAGGGCGCCGGGCCCCATGCCCGCTTAGCGGGCATCTCTCCACCGCACTCGACGCAACGGGACGCGGGCGTCATCCTGCTTGGGGCGGCAGCCCGCGCAGCCCTGCGCCGCTCGTTGCTTGCGGACTGGCGGGGCGAACGGTGAGTCGGGCACCACTTGGGCCACCGCCCGGGGCCCGGCTTTTTGGTTAGGGAATCCTGGCACTCAGGATGCGCGCATGTACGCTCTTCCACGTCGACCCCTTCACCGGTCGGCCAAGCCCCGGGGCGCTGGCAGGCGTCGCCGGGGCATCTCTATGCAGTTGGAACCGGGATGTCTGAACGCTTCGCGGGTTTTTCAGTCCTCACCGGCGGTGTGGAGCATGATCACCTCGGGGTACCCCCCTGGGTATTCGATCCGATCATGGTCGGCTCGAAAGGTCAGACCTGCGTCGCGCGCCCTCTGCGGCCGGCCTCGCCGCGATTGCACGTGATGCACTGCGGTCCGATGTAGCCGTCGCGCTCGTGGTCGTGCCCCAGGTCCCACGCTCGCCCGGTGAGGACGGCGGGGCAGGTCGCGCAGGTGACTCGCTGCCCGGCGTCGATGCGCGCCTGCCATGCAGCTCGCCGTGCCCGGTGCGCCTGGTCGTACCCCCGATGCACCGGCGTACCCCTGCGCCCCTCGTACTCCCTGGCGTGGGTCGGGCAGTAGCGCTCGCCCTGCGTCAGGATCTTGGGGCAGCCCTTGGCCGGACATCTGCGCCCGGCCATCCGCCCGCCCCCCTCCGCCTGGTCCCCGCCCGTGCGGGAGTGCTCTGCCGGCCTACGCCCTCGCAGGGCTGGTGTGTGTGCCGCGGTGGTCGACCGCGCCGGGCGGGGTGTCTGTGTGGCGCGCACCATCACCTGACGTTGAGCGTGCTCCGTGCCAGGCGAGAGGGTGCGCCACCAACGACGAAGCCCCGGACCGCAGGGGGCGAGGTCCGGGGCTTGTCGTCTTGGTTGACTCGTGTCAATCCAACTCAGATCTTGTCAAATCGCCGCGCCTGCGTCAACCGACTCGCCGCGCCACCTGGAGATCAGCACCACGGCCTCCTCCGCATCGCCCATGCGCCGGTACGCGCGCTGCCACTCCACGGGCTCGATCCGGTGCCCGCTGTTCACGTCGCACACGATGTCGGGGATGGTGTGCGGCCGGTCCGGGTCAGCGAGGACCGTGTAGTGACCGGGGCACTTCACCCGCGCCCCCGTGTCCGTGCCGACCTTCTCGAAGCACCGCGCGCCGATCCGCAGCCTGCGCCGTCCACTCGGTCGCGCGGTCGCCTCGACGAGCTTCCGCAGCCGCTCGGCGTCGTCGCAGAACGCCATCGCGAGCATCTGGTCCTCGTGCTCGGTGAAGTGCCCGACGTGGGCGACGATCTCCCGCATCTGCGTGACGGTGCGGCTCGAGGTGATCGGGTCCACGCGGTCGGGGCAGTCATCCGGCGAGGTGGGCTGCTGGTCGCACTCCTCGTCGCATCGGTGCTCGGCCGACCCATGGCACAGGCCGTTGCACCCGTGCTCGGTCGGCACCTCGTCGATCAGCACCCGGGCGCAGAAATGCACCCACTGCTCGACCTCGACCATGACGTCCACGACGTGCGCGTCGATGGGCGCTGGTCGCTTCTTCGACCCGGTGGTCTTCTCGCCACCCGTGCCGCCGCCGGGCGTGACCCTGGCCTGCAACTCCGGCCACGCGCGGATCATGGCCTCGATGTCGTTGGACGCCAAGACGGACGGATGCCCGTTGCGCTCGCTCATCGGTCTCCTCCTGGTCGTCCCCACTGGAACCCGTGCTGTGCGTGCCACGTCGCCCACGGCCCCCACACCCGCTCGTCGCGTCGTCGCCCACTGCGGTAGGTCGCCCCGCACGGGCAGGTCTCGGTGACGGTGAGGGTGGTCGGCTCGGTGTCCTCGGCTGGCTTGATGACGCGGGCGCTCACTCGTCCTCCTCGGACTGGTTGAGGATCAGGTGCTGCCCGAGTCGCAGGAGCCCGAGGGTGTGGTGTGCGGGCTGCCAGTCCGGTGCCTCGGTCGCGTAGTCGGTGGCCTGGTCGTCCTCGGTCGTGGTGGCGACGACGACGGCCCATCCGGTGACGAGTTGCCCGGGGTGCGTGTGTCCCCACAGCGCGCGGACTGCCTCGTCGATGGTCTCTGCGGTCGGCTCGCTCATGGTCGCCCTCCCTCGCTCTGCCCGCTGTCGTCCCCGTAGAGCGACGCTGAGCCGTTTTCAGCCCCGTCGGGTTGCCCCCCAGGGCGCAGCGCCTCTCTCGTCGCGTCCTGGGCCATTTCTGCCTCGTGCCACCACTCGCCCGCCTCCCCGCCGACGAAGCACCCGCACGCCCCGTGGTGGAAGCGCCCGACGATCCGCCGGCAGGGGGTGAGCTCCTCGTACCCGTGCGCCACGGCCGCGGCCATCCGGTCCAGGGCGCTCACCGGTCGGCCTCTGTGGCGTAGGCCTGCGGCCCGGTGTGGGTGGTGATCGTGATCCACGGGCTGAGGTCCAGGTTCGCCCGGACGAAGTAGACGCACTCGCACAGCCCGCAGCCGCCGATGAACCTGACGTGGACGTGCGGTCCGTGGCCGCAGTTGCACTCCCCGCTCACTTCCCCTCCCCGCCCGTCTCCACCGGCACCCACGGCGTCACCGTGCGGCGGACGGCCATGCGAGCGGGGCCGTCCCAGGCGCGCGCCTCGTCCTCGTCGTCGCA